GCCGTCCTGCGGATCATGCCGCGTGAGGCGATTGAGGACTGGTCGGAGCAGCATTTCGAGTTGAAACTGAAAAACGGCAGCCTGATCCAGTTCCGGTCAGGCGAGGATCCGGAGCGGATGCGCGGTCCCTCGCTCGACTGGGCCTGGCTCGACGAGTGCCGGAAGATGCGCCAGGTCGTCTGGGATACTCTGCGCCCCGCGTTGGCGGACAAGCGTGGCGTCTCCTGGTTCACCACGTCGCCCAACGGCTTCGACTGGCTCTACCACACCGTCTACAAACGGGCGCAGCCCGGCCCGCATCAGACGCGCGGCTACTGGGCGGTGCGCTACAAGACCATCGACAACCCCGCGATTCCGAAAGAGGAAGTGGACGAGGCGCGGGCCACGATGGACCCGTTGTGGTTCAAGCAGGAGTTCGAGGCGGAGTTTGTCAGCTTCGAGGGGGCGATCTATGGCGACAAGATCGAGCAGGCGATTCTCCACAACGACAACGAGGTACGTGCCGTCCTACCGTCCTGGCCCGATCCGGATCCTCGACACCCCCTGGTGGTTGGCATGGATCCCGGCGCGGATCATCCCTTTGCGGCTGTTGCGCTGGTGGCGGCGCCGCAAGGGCTGGTGTGCATCAAGGAATATTCCAAGCGGATGGCGTCCGTCGCAGAACATGCAGTCGCTGTTCGCAGCCTCGGGGTCGGCTATGCGGACATCCGCTACGGGATCGACCGGAGCGCCGCCCAGGTCCAGATCGAACTCGCGCAACACGGCATCTCTGCGTCTGCTGCCGAAAACCAAGTCTGGGCCGGCATCCAGCGGATCCTCTCCTGGCTCAAGATCGGACGGCTGAAGATCGTCGAGTCCGCCTGCCCGTTGCTGGTGCAGCAACTGCGGTCGTATCGGTGGAAGGACACCAGCAACAAGGCGACGGGCGAGAAGGGGCGCGAAACGCCCTTCAAGCTCGACGACGATCTGTGCGATGCGTTGCGGTATGCGGTGATGACCTGGCCGGAGCTTCCGATGGAGCCGGTGCTGGTTGCCGGGCGGACAGCGGACCAGGTGCCGGATGATGCCCGCTGGGCCTGGGAACGGGAGCGGCGGCTGTCTCGGGATCCCTCTGAGCTAGAATGGTCCCCGGACAGTGTGCCCACGGGCGACATGTTCGAGTGGTGACGCGGGGTAGCTCAGAGGTAGAGCAGCGGACTCATAACCCGCCGGTCGCAGGTTCGAGTCCTGCCCCCGCACCCAATCTGGAGGCGACATGTGGGTTCCTAAGTGGGTGGTGCAGTCGTGGCAAGCGCACTCCGATCAGGGGAGCTTGCGGAGTCTGATCGCGGAGAACAATGTCCTGCGCGGCAGGAACCTGGAACTGGAGAAGCGTGCCGTGGCCGCAGAGATTACGAACGACTGGCTTCGCGCGCGATTGAACCAGGTGGAAGCGGAACGATCCATCCTGCTCTCGAAGCAGGTTGGCGTGCCGTTCGGTGCCCCCGTGATTCACACGGCGGCGCCGCCGTTCGAGGGTGAGGGCATTCCCTCCATCGGTGATGAGCTTTCCTTCGATGACATTGGCGACGAGAAGGCGCGTCAACTGGGGATGGAGCCATGAAGTGAGGCACGAAGATGTCTGACATCCCGATCACACCGGCACCGTCCGCTGGCGGAGAAGGCGATCCGGCTGGCCTCGACGACGGGATCGCTTCGCTGTTTGGCGAGCAGAAGAAAGCCGTCGATCCGTTCGGTAACGACCGGACGTTGCTCGATGTGATGGAGGAGTGCAAGAAGGAAGCCCTGGAAGGTCGCTGGGTCTTCGAGCGCAACTGGTGGCGCAACCTGCTGTACGTCCTGGGACGGCAGTGGATCTACTACGACAAGAAGCGCGGCCAGTGGTCAGACAAGCGGATGGCCCAGTGGATTCCGCGCCCCGTGACCAACAAGTTCGCGGAAGCGACGGAAGCTCTCCTGGCGATGATGTCCAGTATCAATCTCCAGGTCTACGCGCGCCCGGTCGGCACGGGCACCCCCAACGTCGCGGCGGCGGAGGTGGCGGACGAGATCGAGCCGTTCATCGGCGCGGAGCATCGGATCGAGGAGCAATGGCGACTCGCAGACTTCTGGGCGATCATCACGGGCAACTCGTTCCTTCATCCGTACTGGGATCCGCAGGCGGCGGAAGGCGAGATCCTGGTGCCCTTCGAGCAGTGCCAGGCGTGCCAGGAAGTGTCCAGCCCGCAGGAGATCATGGGCGCCGGCCAGGTCTGCCCCAAGTGCGGCTCGCCCATGCTGGGCCAAGCGTTCGATCCCACGGGCGCGATGATCGGGGAAACGCTGAACACGGGGCGCGGGCGGACGGAAGGACTGTCCCCATTCGAGGTTGCCTTTCCCACGGCGTACAAGCAGTTCGACGAACTCCCGTACTTGATCCGGATGCGCTTTCGCCCGGAACGCTGGTACAAGGACACGATGCCGGAGCTTCACAAGAAGCTGAAGTTCCAGGACGCGCCGACTGAGCGGTCCCTGCAACTGCTCCGGGCGCTGGCGAACCAAACGGACAACTCTGGCCTGCTGTCCACCTTCGGCTTCGGGGGCGCCCAGGAGCCGCATTCGTCAGGGATCCCCGAATACGAACTCTGGCTGAAGCCCACCCGTCAATTTCCTGACGGGCTGTTCTTGCGCGTGGCCGGCGAAGGCAGCGGCGCGACGGTGGTGCGTGGCGAGGGCAGCGATCCGGGTGCCCTGCCCTACCATGATCGGGCTGGCAACCCCCTGTTCAACTGGGTTCACCTCCCCTTCCACATGGTTGGCGGGCGGATCTGGGCGCGATCCCCTCTGGATCTGTGCGTCCAGAAGCAGGATCAGATCAACCAACTGGACTCCCTGATGCAACTGGGGGTCCAGCGCATGTCCAACCCGGTCTGGCTGAAGCCGAAAGGGGCGGAGATCCGCAGTTTCACGGGCGCGCCGGGCCTGGTGGTCGAGTACAACCCGCTCGCCGCCGGCGGGAACGCGAAACCGGAGAAGGTGGAAGGCTCGAACATGCCGGCCACGCTGTTCCAGCTTCGCACCCAGTACATTCAGGACTTCGAGCAGTTGGCCGGCACCCTGGACGTGCTGAAAGGCAACGCGCCGACTGGCGTGGAAGCCTTTTCGACGCTGCAACTGCTCGTCGAACGTGCCCAAAGCCGGTTTTCGACCGTCTTCAAGGAACGCGGGGAGGCGTACCGGCGCTGGTACACGATGGCGCTGGAGTTGGAACGTGAGTTTGGCCCGACTGAGCGGGTGATGTCCGTCACCAAGCCCAATTCTGGCTACACGTTCAAGCATTTCGAGAAAGCGAACCTCCAGGGGGCCATCGAGATCCTGGTAGAAGACGGATCGCAGGCGCCCAAGACGAATCTGGGCCGTCGCGCCGCTATCGAACACGCCAACCAGCTTGGGTTGCTCAATCCCAAGGATCCGGAGCAGCAATACGCCATCCTGAAGGGCTTTGGGCTGTCAGATCTGGTCCCCAGCCTCGATTTCGACGTGAAAAGTGCCTTGGCAGAGCAGGACGCCTTCGAGGAGTGGGTCACAGCCAACCAGCAGCAGATGCCGATGGTCGGCATGGCGATCCAGCAGTGGCAGGGGCAGATGATGCAGTGGGCGCAGGGTTCCCAGCAGCTACTTCAGCAGGGGATGCCGATGCCACAGAAGCCCACACTGCCGCCGATCACCCCATTCCAGCACAAGCTCTATCACAACCCGCTGGTGCATTTCGCGGAACACCGAAAGTGGGCCAACTCCGACCGGGCGAAGGAGATCTTCGCGCAGTTCCCGTTCTTGGAAGTCGCGTTCTTGCAGCATTTGGAGGAAACCAAGGCTGTCGGGATGCGGGACATGCAGCAGCAAGCCGCCGCCCAGGCGCCGCCCAAGCGTGGCGGCGCGATGGAGCGTTCCAATCACGAGAGTGGCAACCCCGCTGACGAGCCACATGGGAACAACGACGAGACACCCCAGAACAGAGGACCAGAGTAACCAGATCCCTTGCAATCACCTCTCCTTCGAGGAGTGGGGTGATGTGCGCTTCTGTAACATGTGTGGGCGGACGCTGGACAGGAACAATGTCCCGCTGGTACAGCGTCCACGCTGGCCGGCTGTCCGTCCCCTCTCTGACTTCAGGAAACCGTCAAGATATTGACAATGTGAGACGCTTCCGCGCATAGTCTGACGAACCGCTCCCGCAGACCCAACTGCGTCACCAAGGGGAGGAGATGGTATGTCAGACACGTTCGACGGGTACGATCCTCAGCCGGGCGCACAGTCGGACTCGCCCACCGGCACCCAGCAAGATCCGTCGTCGCAGACTCAACCCTCGCCTGCCGGTGCGGAAACCGGCGAGTCTGCCGGCCAGCCAGGCAACGACGGGATGATCCCACGGCATCGCTTTCAGGAAGTGATCGAAGCGCGGCGCCAGTGGGAGCAGTCGGCTCGGCAGATCTGGGAACAGAACCAGCAGTTGCAGCGCGAACTCCAGGAACTCCGGGGAGGTCGGCAGCAAGGGCAGGCCCAGGCGCCAGTCGATGAGAACGCCAAGCGGATCCGCGAGCAGTTGCTGGAGGTCGTTCCTGAACTCAAGCAGATGCTGGAACTCGCGGGTCGCGCGGACGAACTCCGTTCCGCCGCAGAGATGGTCCCCACCGTGCGCCAGATGGAGGCGCAGGTGTACGACAATCTCGGCGCGCAAGCGGTGCGGACGCTGGATACGGCGATCAACGCGACGTTCAAGGGCATCCAGTTGGAGAACGAAGATCGACGGGCATTCCACGTCGCCTTCATCGACTACCTGGACAACGTGCCCCAAGCCCGGCAACGGTACATGTCGGGCGACATGAGCATCGCTACCGAATGGTGGGCGAATCGGCAGAAGCGGATGTTCGATCCGTTCCGTCGCCAGGCCACCGTGAACCCGCGCGAGTCCGCGCAGCGGGTGTCTCGGCTCCCCAAGGCGGGGCCAGGCACCCAGACGCTCGGGCAAGGCGGGCCAGGGAAGCCCAAGACGGAAGACGAACTTCACGAAGCTGCCTTCGACGCCCTGATGTCCCGCATGAATCAGGGCTGACGGAGACGGAACAATGGGAGCGGACACACAGCAGATTGACGGCATCCTCAAGGACTTCTACGAGGATTACGTCTCGGAGCAAGTCAACAATCGCAACCCCCTGAAGGATCTGTTCAAGTTCGAGACGCAGGGGTTCAGCGGGCGTGAGGTCGTCTACACGGCGCACGTCTCGCGCAACGTCTCTCCGATGTTCGTCGGGGAGGACTCGGCGTTCGCGGATGCCGGCGCACAGGGACACGTCCAGGTGCGGATCTCGCAGCGCAAGCTGATGGCGCGGATTCGGCTGACTTCGGAGGCGATCTCCGATTCGATGTCGAGCAAGGGTGCCTTCAAGCAGGCGAAGCGCGACGAGATGCAGGGTCTGATCAAGGACATCGCGCGGCGCGAGGAGTACGCCCTGGCGACGGACGGGCGCGGCGTCCTCTGCCTGGTGGACGACGCTTCGCCCACCGGCGGAGCGACGATGACGGTCGATGCCCCTGGCGGGATCACCGGCGACAACTTCGGCAACCGATTCATCATCCCTGGGATGTGGATCGGCTTCGTCAACCCGACAACGGGTGCCCTGCGGGCCGACATCCTCAAGGTGCTGTCCTGCTCCTCGGATGGCACCTCGATCACCATGTCGGGCACCCCCACCGTGGCGGCGGACAACGACTACATCGTCCAGGTCGCCAGTTCGAGCGTGACGGACATCCTGGACACCAGCTACGAACACGCCTTCTGGGGGCTGATGGCGCTGGTGGACGACGGCACGTATCGCGGCAACTACTTCGGCGTGGATCGCGCGACGTATGGCAACTTCAACGCCTACGTCAAGGCGTCCACGGGTGCCCTCTCGGTCGATCTGCTCCAGTCCGTCTCGGACGTGTTGGATCAGAAGCTCGGCGCGAAGGTGGACATCCTGGTCGGGCACCACTCGGTTCGCCGGGTGTACCTGAACATCATGGCGAGCGACCGGCGCTACACGGCGGGCACGCTTCAGCGTCCCGACGCTGGCACCGTCGCCTTCCAGCAAGGGGACATCACCGTGGGCGAAGTGCCCTTCAAGGTGATCCGGGACTTCCCCCTCGACACACTCATGCTGCTCGACAAGGCCAACTCGGGCTGGATCTGCTACGAGTCGGAGCCGGGCAAGTGGGTGGACGAGGACGGACAGATCCTGACCCGCATCGGCTCGGGTTCGACGGGGCGTGACGCCTTCGAGGCGTGGTATCGCATCCGCAAGCAGTACCACTGCCGTTACCCGGCGTACAACGCTCGACTGGACGGCATCACGGGCACCTCGCTCGTCGTCGTCCGTGCGGAGTAACTGACGCGGGGGCGGGGCAACCCGCCCCCGGTTAGTTGGGGACAGGACGCATATGAATCAGCATTTCGCCAGCGGCTTCGTGCGAGTGGGCAATCGGTCGGACAAGGACATCACCGTCACCTACGACGGCAGAAGTTGCGTCGTGCCGGCCAACGGCACGGCGTTCATGTCGCCCGCCGCCGCGCAGAAGGCGATCTTCCAGGCGCGCATCATGGGGACGGAGAACCCCTACAATCCGGAGCAGTTCGAGAGCTACCTGTGGGTCGAAGGCTGGAACCTCCCGACCGACAAGGTGAAGTACGACCAGTCGAAGCAGGAATGTCTCGACCGGAAGCAACTGCCGCCGGATCGGCAGAAGGTCACGTCCGTTCAGCACACTGGCGTGCGGCCCGAATTGGCCGGCGCCGGCATGGGGGCCGGAGAGGGGGGCGGGGTCGTCTTCGCCAACCCTGCCGGAACAAAGTGACGAACTGGCTGGCGCCGCGCAACCCGTGGAACTTGCCGGCGCCTCCGGACTGGCTGTTGCGTGACGTGGCAGCCTACGACCGGGAACTGGTGCTGATGCCAGGCGTGCAAGAACCCGTCTACCGGCTGATGCGGCGGAGTGCCGCCGCGAAGCGGCTGACGGCAGTCAACACCGACTCGGAATTGGCGACGGCACTGCAACACGGGCTGGTGCCCGTGACGAGCATCCTGCGGAACCCCAACTGGTACGAACTGCTCCAGTGGCTCCGCGATCACGACATTTGGGCAGCGGGCGGTCCAGAGGCCGCAGATGCGAAACTTGTCGAGATGGAGCGCCGCCAGGAGATAGAATTGGCGGCGAAGGAAGCGGACGATCTGGAGCAGATCGGGTCGTCAGCGTGGTTCGCCAAGCAGCTTCGTGCCGGTGAAGCGACCTTCGTGCAGGAAGGCAGTAAGTCAACGAGCTAGGCTTTCGGGCTGCACCCTGTCCCTAGCGTAAGGAGTTACGACAATGGCAGCATTCACGACAGAAGCGGCAGTCAAGGTCAAGCAAAAGGTGCTGGCGGAGATCCGCAAGGCACACGTCCAGGGGTTCCTCAAGACGCTGTTCAGCTACCTGGCGCAGCACAAGGGCAACCCGGACCTCGGGTTCATCAACATCGGCACCGTCACGTCGGCCTCGACGTACACCACGGCGCTGACGGGCACCCTCTACGGGCTGATCCTGAAGAATCTCGACTCGACGGCAGCCTACGTCAAGGTCGATCACACGGCGTCCGTGGCGGCGACCAGTCCGACGCAGATCCATCACCTCCCGGCCTCGCAGCAGATGGTGGTGGCGTTCCCCGATGGGCTGTCGCTGGCCTACGGCTTCGGCATTCGCGCCGACACGACGGCGGCGACGGCAGCCGCGCCCACGACTGGCGTGTGGGCAGTCGCAATCGTCGGCTGACGCCGGCGAGGCATGACCGGGTGGGGGCGCCCTGTCCCCCGCTTCCACCTGGTCCTCTGTTCTGCGGGGGCGGGGTGGTAGCAACCAAATGGCGATTCGTTCCAAGAACATCGATCCGACCAACACCGTCAACGAGTTCGCGCAGCAGATCATCCCGTTGCACTTCGAGGTGGTCAACGCGGACCTGGCTCTCGCATCGGCCAGCGTGGGCAAGGTGCGGATGCCCTGGGCTGGCAAGATTCTGTCGGCCTACGCGAACTACTCCACGTCCAGCGGCTCGGTGGACATTGCGCTGGCGAAGAACGCAGCGGCGATCTCGGATGTCGTCACCAGCGGCAGCAACACTCTGACGCTGACCTCGGCAACATTCGCGGCAGGCGACTACCTGGAATTGCTCGTGACGACAGCGAGCAACGAGTACGCCTTCGGGGATGTGACCGTCTGTGTGCGTCCGTACCTGGGTGTGGCGGAGCGAGTCGCGGCCAGCTTGGGCGAACTGTAAAGGGGGTGTGAGATGGGTTACGGCTACAACCCGCGCGCCCTCTTTCCCAGCTTCTCCAAGACGATCTCGGTGTCGTCTGGGAGCGCATCGACGACGGCTTCAACGCTGGTCGCCGGCGTGACGGGCTGGACGATCTACGTGACGAACATCGAGGTGTCGGTCACGCAAGACGGCGCGACGGCACTCAAGGTGCAAGACTCCACAGGGTCGGTGATCTTCGTACACGTTGTCTCGCCTGGCCTGGTTCGCCAGTCGGCGGACTTTGGCGAGAACGGGATCGCGTGTACAGAGGGTTACGGGCTTCAGTACGTCAACACGACGGCAGCCACGGCATTCGCGTGCAAGGCTGTGGTCGAAGGCTACATGCGGCAAACGTCGCCGGTGACGGTGGCGGCGCATCAATCGGGCGTGATGCCCTGACGGAGGCTGACGTGCCCGGCCCTGTTTTCTTGCTTCAGATCGTCTCCCCGGAAGGTGAGGTGGCTCGCTTCCCGGGGGGTGGTCTTCTGGAACGCAACCTGATCGACGACATCGTGATGCTCACGTCCAGGCGGCTGTCCTGGTGGAACACCAAGCGGAGCGTCGAACAGGCTGTCCGTGATGCGACGGCGGAAGCCATCCTTGCGCTGAAGCGGGAGACGGTCGGGATCGTCATGCGCTGACGATCCGATGGACGGCTATCCGCCTTTCGCTAATCTCGTCTACGACGCCGGGACGATGAGTTGGGTCCGGATGACCCAGCCCCTCGTCGATTCGCTGACCAGCAACCTCTACCTGGCAGTGGATGGTGTCGAAGGTCTGCTCACCGACATCAAGGCGCAAAACGCGGCGAACCTCGACGGGGCGCCGCGTGATGCGTTCTCCCGCTGGCGCGTGTCCGATCCGGTGACGATGTTCGATGCCTCATTCGAGTACGGCATCGATCCCGACCAGTTCGAGACGGTCACGGCCAGCACGGGGTCGGTGACGCACTCCACGGCTTCAGGCGTCGTTCTCCTCCAGGCGGCTGCCTACGCCAACTCCACGGCGATGCTGGTGTCGCGCCAGTACCATCGGTATCAGCCTGGCAAGAGTCAAATGGTGGTCCTGACCGGGCGCATCGGCACAGCCGTGGCCGGCGCGACGAAGCGGATGGGCTACTTCGAGGTGAACGACGGGATCTACCTGGAGCAGGAAGGCACCAACGGGCTGTACTGGGTGCGCCGGGACTCCACTAGCGGGTCGGTGGTCAACAATCGAGTCGCCCAGGGGGACTGGAACCTCGATCCGCTGAACGGCAATGGACCGTCTGGCCTGACGCTGGACGTGACCTCCACCAACATCATCTTCATCGATCTCCAGTGGCTCGGCGTCGGGCGCGTGCGGTGCGGGTTCGACATTGATGGCGTCGTCGTCTACGCCCATGAGTTCCTGAACGCCAACCGGGGCCAGGTGCGGCCCTACATGAAGACGGCGAACCTGCCTGTGGCCTGGGAGATCGTGGGCGGCGGGACGCTGGCGTCTACAGAGGCGATCTGCTGCACGGTGATCTCTGAAGGCGGGTTCGAGGAGAGCCGTGGCGAAAGCTGTGCGGCGTCCGCCACAACC